GGCTATTGTGGACTTCAGGGTTTTGCCGATTTGCGATAGGTTATGCTTACTTACCTCTTCCCCGAGTTCACGCAAACGCTGGCGAAGGAAGGCGTCGGACATTCTTCGTTGAAACTCGATCTTTATACTATTGATGACGATGAACATATCGTCGGCCAGGGCGTCCCGGCGCGGGAGCATGTCTTGCCCTGGGGCCAGCAGATTCTCAAGACGAGCCACTAGGAACTGGTCCACCAATTCTTTTAGCGCGGTACGGCGGGTGTTGAGGAACTTGCGGAACTGCCGCTCAACAGTGCGTGGTTCAATTTGGCGCGGAGGAATGAGACGGAAGTCTCGGCCACGCTTTTGCTGTGCGGCTCGCTTGCGTTTGAGTTGCGCGATGACCTGGGGACTGGCTTCCATCTTTATTTTTCCAGCTCGATCAGTTCTTTCAGTTGAGCGTCGGCCTTCTTATAGGATTTGTGCCGGCCCAGGACCTTCTTACGGTCAGCCGATAAGAGCACCCACTCCGAGCCCTGTTTTTCGATTATGCCTTTTTTTTTTCGGGCATCGGTTCTCCGACCATCATCATCAGGAGGGCTGCCAGGCCCAGGAACTGGGTCACCGTTTCCGTCATCGTCGCCGCCTTCACCTTCCAGTTCGGTTTCTTCGGGCAATGCGGCCCTGAGTTTTTGGTCGAGCGTGGTTTCATAGGAGAACTCGTCGCCTCCGAAGCGGGAGTCAGCCACTTCATCGGGCATGAGAACTCCAGAGTCGATGTAGATCTTATCAGTTTCGGCGGCAATTTTCTTGGTCTCCTGGATTTCTTTTTGCGATTGTTGGTACAAGGGCTTGAACTCAATACGCCAGTTCTCTGGCTCGACGCCTTTGGTGGGTCCTTCTTTGGACAGCAGAATGAGCTTCACCAGGTAGGTGAGGTTAGGCTTGAGGTCGGTTTCCTGCTTGCGAGAGACGTAGTCATTCCAGTCGGTGATTTCAGAATCGCCGGTGGCTCCAAGACCAGACGGGCTCTCCCCGAGAAGTTTGGTGTGTGGTATTTCGGTGGCCATTACGAGCCGCTGGGCAATCGCCTTGAGGACTTCGGGTACACCGGTGAGGGAAGTGACCTTTCGGTCGAACTCTTCGTCCTCCTCGATCACGATGGCGTTTAAAACGGAACGGGTGCGGTCGACCAGGGCGAGACGCTTGGCAACCAAATCGTCCTTGCCCATGGCGATCATCTCGGTGAGATTTTTGATCTTGAAAACAGCTTGAGCAAAGTCCTGCAGAAGGGATGCGACGGCATCGTATGACTGGTTCATGTTCTTCAGGGCGTTCATGGGACGGGTCAGGACCGATTCGTTCCAGTAATCGTTTGAGATGAAGAGGCGCCGGGGAAGCTTGGCACCGTCCCAGCGGAGGATGCGGGACTTGTGGACGTCGGCGATGGACTGACCACCGAGCGTGGGCTGGATTCTGTAGGCTTCGGGAAGGCCGAAATTGGGCGCGGTTGGGTCATTTTGGATCCGAAGTCGGTGGAGTTCCCAGCGGTCGAGGTTGTTGAGGAAGTTGACCTTGCGGATGTCAGCCATGTTGACAGGCATGGCCGGGTCAACGGAGCCGTCGTCGATACCGATTATAGTGCCGGCGCCTCCGTAGAGACGTCCCCAGCGTAGCCCTTCTTCCAGCTTGGCCATTATTTGTCCCTCATCGAATATCGAGAGCAGATCGGATTCGAGATTTGGGAACGCCTTGCTGTCGTGCTTTATGCACCAACCTTCGCGGACCATTTCTTCTGGGAGCATGTCGACGATCTTCTGGGCGATGTCGTCGGCGGCGTATGTTTCTTCGGCAGTGGTTTTATCCATGCGTTCGTAGAAGGCGGCGGCGGAAACCCGCTTGTCTTTGCCCTCAATGCCGAGGCCGGTGAGGATGTTCTTCCAGCCATCGACGGTCGCGCGGGCTCGGGTTACAATGCTCTTCTTCTCTTTTTCGGTATTCACTTGGCCTCCAGATTACATTTTGAGCAATCGCTCAAGTCGTTCGATTGAACTCAGATTCAGTTTAAGCAACGCCTGTGTGGAGGCGTCGACTTGGTCATCATTGGAACCGTTCGGGAACTGAGCCCACTCTTCAAGATAATCATGCAGCCATGGGGCGCCTTCTGGCAACCAGACGTTACCGGCTTCGATTTGGGCGCTGCATGCGTGGACGCGGGATTCTTTTGAGCCCTCGGGGTTGATGGCGATGATCCCGGGAATGCGGGACTTTAGGGATTCGATTACGGCCGGGCCGTTGGCTTTATCTTCAATAAGGATGCGATAGGCCATGGGCCATTTGGCCGCCATGGTTTCGATGGCCATCTTGGTTTCGACAAATCCGACTTGCCGGCGGAATAGATCGAGCAAATACTTTGACGCGCCGACACGACCCCAGACCTGACCGCAGACATAGGAGCTGCCCTGTTCTTTGAAGGTGAGATCCCAGGATTGAATGACTTCATCGAACTTGGCAGGCCGTTCTTTGTAGAACTTCCACCATGCCGATTTGATGATGTTGCCACCATCGACGATTGGCGTTTGCTGCATGAGAGAGGCCCAGTCGCGGGAACCCATGACGGACTTCATGACCTCCAGGACATCCAGTGGGTACTTGTCAGGCCACAGGGCGGCGCCTGGCTCGCGCGGGTCGTAGAGGCAGGGCTCAGGACCCCTTATCGCAGGGAAGGCCACTACCTCCCATTTGTCGGCCTTGGGGTCATCTTTCATTTGTTTGATTAGGCGGCCTGCCAGGTCGTCGACATGCCAGCGGGTGAGGGTGAGCAGGATGCGGGCGTTCTCTTCGGCGCGGGTATAGAACGTCGAGGTGTACCAGTTGAAGACCTTGTCACGGATGGTTTGGGAGTCGGCCTCTTCGCGGTTCTTGAATGGGTCATCGATGATGCCGAGGGTGAAGCCGGAACCGGTGATGGCGCCGCCTACGCCGGATGATTTGTAGTACCCGGCCCGGTCGACGATCTCAAAGAGCTCAGAATTGCGCGCCCACTTCTTCGATGTGCCGTCTTCGCCAGAGAGCCGGACGCCATTGAAGACTTTGCGGTAGGCTTCGCTGTCCACGATACGTTGAACATCGCGGTTGTTTTTGGAAGCAAGGTCGGAGCCGTAGGACGCGGCGATGATTTGCTCGTCAGGGTTGAGGCCGAACGCCATGCCGGGAAGGCGCCGGGAAACGAGTTCGGTTTTTCCGTTACGAGGTGGCATGAAGAGCATGAGGCGTTTAATCTCGCCACGGAGTAAGGCATCGAGCCGGGAACAGGTGTAGATGTGGTGCCAGTTGGAGCGGTACTTCGGGAAGGTGTATTGAGTAAAGGCCAGGGTTTTATTCCTGGCCTCTCTCGTTACTAGAACTTGTCGAAGGGCTGCGCGTTCGCGGTCAAGCGCCGCCTGGAGTGACGAATTTTCCATCTACGGCTAACTCCAGTGCGTGACGACAGACCTCGCTGATGTTGATGTTCTTCTTCTTGGCCTTGGCGATCACGTTGCCGTCGACGCGAACGGTTACGTTTTTCTTGGGCGGTTTCTTCTTGAAATCAGTCACATGGCCCTCCCCTGGTTTGATTGTTAACGTGCGTTTGCATGGCGGTCAACTCTTTCTGCCTGTCGGATGAGCCAGTTGAAGTCACGGGCGGATAGGCGAGTGCCCATGACATTGCCGAATGCGCAGGTGGCACAACCGCTACCCATGGTACCGGGACGGCGGCCCAGCACAGTGCCGGAGCCGCGACAATCGGTACATTTGCGCGGGTCGTAGACGCGGGACTTGATTCGAGCGATGCGTTGCTTGCGTGTCATTCACACCTCCTACGGAACCCCGGACTTACCCTGGTCTCGAAGAATCCATCGAATGATGGGTCTTTCATAATCAGGAGACGGGAGTAGCAGCTGCGATAGCTGTTGTTGATTTTGAACTCGTCGCCGGTGGTTTCTATCTCATAGTGCCACCTTACGCGTTCGAAGATCGAGACAATGCTGTAGCGGTTGCGCCCTGACCGTTTTATCTGCATGGCGAACTTCATCAGAATCTCGAACACGTGGGGATTTTCTTCGTGGTACTTCCAGAACTTCTCCACAATGTTCGGCGCCAGGTCGGTAAATTTGTCTAGGCATTTCCTATCGAAGTCGAAGGACATTTGCTGGTCATTCATATCGGCTCCTTAAGAATGTGGGTTTCGGTTAGGGTCGCTATGGTGTCGAACAGGAAGGTTTGCATCGGCCTGGTCATGTCGTTCAGATCGTAGGCCAGGTGGATGTATTCTTCGATGAGCGTGGACACCAGGTACTTGGTTCCGAGAGTGAAGCAGGACATGGACACAACCATGGTTTTTGTTTCACGATCAGCGAGCGCCATCGTGTTGTTGCCGAGGGTCTTCACAACCAGGACTTCGTAGTCGCCGAAATTGGGGTAGACCTTCTTGCAGACCTCGATTGCCCGACGTAACTGGGACCGCTGGACATCGTTCATCTCGCCAGGGACGTAATGTTTGGCGGCCCGTTTGTTCATGACCTTCATCACGAAGTCTTTGGCAGAGGTTCCAAGCCTGTCGTTGTTGGTGTGGAACTCTTCGGAACAGACCTCCAGAAACTCGGGAGAGTATTCGTCATCGCAGGTG